AACCATTGGGCATGGATACTTGCGGAAGGTGAGATGGAAGACGGTGGTACTAACTGGGATTACGAATACGAACAAGCATGGCATTCATTAGATGCAGAGTTTAATTACAACTACGAGTACAGGGAGCTTATGTAGTGGACGTACTACTTTGGATAGCGGCATTGATTATTTTCTTGACGATACCGATGCCGCCACACCAAACTATTATCACTGGTAGATTACTTGTAATTGTATTCGTAATAATTTTTATAGCACATATATTGAAGGTAACATAATGAACAACAGAACTACATTCGGTATGGAAATCCAGGATTTACCTGATTCTTACGTGATCATAGCAGAGAAACATGACGGTACATTCGAAGTACTAACAAAGAAACTAAACATAAGAGAGGCTCGTAATCACTTGGAAATATTCAATATGCACATAAAAAAAGAGGAGTTGAAGGACATAAAGAAAGCTTTTATTTATAATATGAAAGAAATTACTTGACAAATCAGTTGAGTTGTGATACCCTATCTTATTACTTAAAGTAATATTGTTTTAAGTATAATAAACTTTAAACAAAGATACTTAAAGGAGAGGCACATGAGATGTTATTGTTGTAATAGAACTGATGCAACGTTCAAAGACAAGAGGCTCAACAGGTACTACTGTACTGGTTGTAAGGATGTCATAAATGAAGCAGTCTACAATGACTTCGGAAGGGATGATCTAAACAGGATATTCAAGATAAACGATGCAGATGAAATAAGTAAGATCACGAAGAGAAAAGAAAGATACAAAGAATAGTATTTACTTTATTTGTTTTTTGTAGTAACATATAAGTATGGAGATTAGAAATGTTAGAAGTAGGAGGACTAGTATGGTGGCAGTGGTGGATACTTATCATGGTTACTATCAACACAGGTATCAATACGATTGTGTTCTTTCGACACAGGTTCAAGGGTAATAAGAATGATTGATGTAACTTTAATAGATAGTATGGGTAGTGACTTGACTGTAGTCAATGCTGCTCGTGTAAGCTTCAACAAGAAGAGCGAGTGGGGTTCAGACAATGAACTTAAATCTACTGACAGGGTTTTAATATCTTACCTTGCTCGGCACAAACACATGTCACCTTTTGGACATTGCTTTGCAACCTTCCACGTCAAAGCACCAGTGTTTGTAGCAAGGCAGTTAGTGAAGCACAAGTTCCTTCGATGGAATGAGGTGAGCCGTAGGTATGTAGATGAACAGCCACAGTACTACTCACCTACCACTTGGAGAGGACGTGCAGATGATAAGAAACAAGGTAGTAGTGGTGAGGTTTCACTATCGTATCGTACTATCAGTGTACTAGCAAAACATGAGGTGTGGTGTAACAAAGCATACAAACAACTACTCGAACAGGGCATAGCACCAGAGCAAGCACGTATGGTACTACCTCAGAGTACAATGACAGAATGGTACTGGTCAGGCAGTCTAGATGCGTGGTCAGATATGTGTAAGCTTAGATCGGCAGAGGACTCTCAAGAGGAGACACGTAAGGTAGCTAAGTTAATCAGTGATGAGTTGAGGGATTTATATCCTGAGTCTTGGATAGCATTACAGGCGTATAACAGATGAGTGAACAGTACTGTACAACAAAAGGATTAGGGTGGGCATTCCTAGTGTGTGTAATATTTATACTAGGTGTACCTGTGGGTATGTGGTTAGCATTGGAAGGTTTATCATGGTATGAGAAGTTCAGCCTGATGAATCCTATGTTCTGATGTGGACGTTAGTATTGATAGCTGTATTCCAAGATGAGATACAAGTCGAGAAGTTAGCAACACTCAGCGACATGTATGAATGCTTCGAGGAGTACGATAAATATTATTACAGCATGACACCAGAGAAACGAAGAGGTATCAGGTTCACATGCGTTGAAGGGATTGTAGATGATGAGAGCTAAAGAGATAACACACAAGCCATGTCCTCATGTTGAGTGTGATAGTTCAGATGCCTTTGCATTCAATATAGATAAGAAGACAGGGTTCTGTCATAGTTGTGAAAGAACATATCCAATGAAGGGAATGAACTTGAAGTCATGGGCAAAGGATGAGTATCCATTGGAAGAGATAACAAGAACACTAAAGACTACAGAGATAGAAGGACTTGGTGACTACGTTACGTATCGTGGTGTACGTAAAGATGTGATGGAGTTCTTCGGGGTACAGACATTTGGTTTCAATCAAGTGTACAAGTATCCATCAGGATTCAGGAAGGTACGCAACACGAAGGAGAAAAGTTTCAAGACAGACAAAGGTTTCAAGACTGATGAACTCTTCGGCATGGACAAGTTCAATGCAGGTTCATCAAGGTCTGTAGTCGTATGTGAAGGTGAGCTAGATGCTATGTCTGCTTTCCAAATGCTCGACAAGAAATATCCTTGTGTGTCTGTACCAAGTGCGACACCTAACCAGAAACTATGGCAAGGTAAATCAAAGGAGTGGATTGATAGCTTCGACAGGATTGTGTTGTCAGTAGATAACGATGAGGCAGGTAGGGCATTGGCTACTAAGATAGGAGCACTCTTCCCGAAGAAAACTTATCAGATTATACACGACAAGTACAAAGATGCTAATGAGTTTCTTGAAGCAGGTGCTAAACCAAGTTACGCTGCAGCATTCTACAATGCGAAGAGGTACACACCAGATAACATTCGTAGTACACCAGAACAGTTCCTTGAGTTGTTCGAGAAACAAGACGATGCTATCTATGTATCAACAGGTATTGAGTCCTTCGATGATGTAGCTTTGGGTTTGATGCAAGGACACTTCACTGTGTTTCAAGCACCCGAAGGTATAGGTAAGACTGAGTTCATGCGGTACTTGGAACACCACGTACTCACTGAGCACAAGGATATATCAATTGCGATATGCCACCTCGAAGAGACAGAAAAAAGAAGTGTGTTAGGTTTAGTTTCTTATGATCTAAACATGAACTTGACACGTAAAGATTTAATAGAAGAACACGACATGGAAGAAGAGGTCAAGCAATCGATCATCGATCTAACCAAAGATGAGAGACTATACCAGTTTCAGATTGCTGTTGACGAAGACCCTATGGACATCTTAGAAAAGATAAGATACTTTAGGGAAGCTTGTGGTGTAAGCTATGTATTCTTTGAACCGATACAAGACCTAGCTTACTCACGTAAAGGTGATGAGACAGTAGAGAAATGGTTGTCTGGTTTATCAGTGCAGCTATCTCGACTAGCCTCAGAACTTAATGTGGGTATCGTAACCATCGCCCATGAGAATGATGATGGACAGGTACGAGATTGCAGAACCATTGCGAAACGTGCGTCTGTTGTAGTGAAACTAGAACGTGATAAGATGGCAGAGGATCGTGATGAAAGGAACACGACAAAGCTCTTACTCGTCAAGAACAGACCTGCAGGAAAGACAGGGTTCGCAGGAAAGCTCATCTTCAACGAAGCAACCTTTAAACTCTCAGAGGATAGAGGCAGATGGAGCTAATCCGTTTGACGATGTTACACACTGGATAGGGAAACTTGATGATAGTATTCGCAGACATAGAAACAAACGATCTAAACGCAGATAAGTTGTGGTGTATTTGTGTTAAAGAAAAAGACACAGGTAAGGTACACGAGTTCCATAACTTACACGAGGATCAGGCAGAGCGTACTAGATTCAAGGACTACGCTAAGAAAGTAACGAGATGGGTGGGGCATAACTTCATTAACTTTGACGCACCAGTAATCAACAGACACTTAGGTGACGTGATCGATATGTCTAAGATTGTAGATACACTAGTTGTTTCTATGCTCATAGACTTCGGTATCGGATCACACAAGTTGGCTACATGGGGAGAAAAACTAGGCTACCCTAAAGATAACTTCAGTGACTTTCAGGGTGGCCTAACTCAAGAGATGTTAGACTATTGTCACAGAGATGTAGAGGTAACAGAGAAACTATTCAATCACTTCGCACCACACATTATGTCACAGGCATGGTCACAAGCAATGAGACTAGAACATGATGTAGCAATCATATGCCAAGAGATGCACGATGGTGGGTTCGAGTTTAATATAGATGTTGCAAATAAGTTACACCTAGATATAACTAAGAGACTGCAAGAACTAGAGGAGAGAATACATCAAGCATTCCCACCTAAGTTAGAACTCATAAAGACTATCAAGTACAGAGTCAAAGAGGATGGTAATCTATTTAAGAACGTAGAGAAAGCACTCG